ACTGGACCAGTAAACACTGGTGTTGCGCCAGCGTCCACCTTCTTCGTTGTTGGTGAGACAGAACGCGGAACCGACAGTGTTGCTGTTATGGTTTCAAGCCTTGAAGAGTATGTTTCATACTTTGGCGGTTACGAAGCAAATAAGTACACATACCAGCAGATTCGCACATTCTTTGAAGAAGGTGGCGCTCGTGCTGTAGTCGCTCGTGCATCCGCCGCAGACGGAGTTGCAGCATCAAAGGCGCTTCTCGCAAATCCATCTTCTGCTGCAGGAATCACCCTCACAGCAGTTGGCAAGGGTGCATGGGGCGACGACATTGAAGTAGCAGTTGTTAACAACGATGACGCCAACTTTGATATCACTGTTTATTACGGCGGAACAGAGTTGGTCAACCTTGTTGCTCAAACATCTGGACACACAAGCCTGACCAGCGCCATTGAAGCAATCAATAACAGTTCTGCTTTCGCAAAGTACTGCACCGCTTCATTGACAACAGGCGCTTCACCAACAGCGCTTCTTGCAGACCTTGCCGTTACTAACTTCACCTCTGGTGATGACGGCGACATTGCTGAAGATGACTTCCTTGAGGCTCTCAACATGTTCTCTGAAGACCTTGGTGCTGGCGCAGTGTCAATTCCTGGTCTTGCTGACGGTTCTGGAGACTCAAGCATCTGGAACGCAATCAAGAGCCATTGTGAAACAAACAACAGAATCGGAATTCTTTCTTTCCACTCTGATGCAACGGTTGCTGAAGTTGTTTCAGCATCAGAATCCTACGGTGCTGGCGACAACTCAGACCACGAGTACCTCGCCATGTACCATCCATGGGTAAAGATTCCTTCTGGAAGTGGAACAAGTCTTACAATTCCGCCAGATGCCTATGTCGCAGCAAAGCGTTCAAAGGCGCATAACGGAGTTGGCACATGGCAACCTTTTGCTGGTGTATCCAGTGAAGGCGCATTCGTGACTGGTATTGCAAGCGGTGTAAGCCGAACGCAAGCCTTGGATTTGGACAATGCTCGCGTAAACGCACTTCGCGTTATTAACAACACTGTAAGAATTTACGGTGCACGCTCGCACTCAACAAACACAACACAGTGGCGTTTCATTACTCACCGCGACACAATTAACTACATTGTTGACCGCTGTGAGAACGCCCTTGAGCCACTCATCTTCTCCACGATTAATGGTCGTCGCACAATTTACTTGGACATCTCCAGCGCTCTTAAGGGTGTCATGGAGCCAATCCGTGCTGCTGGCGGCCTGTATGAAGGCTTTGACGCAAACGGTAAGCAAGTTGACTTCGGATACACAATCAAAGTTGACGACTCAATCAACCCAGTTTCTCAACTTGAGTCTGGCTTGGTTAAGGCACAACTTGGTGTTCGTGTTTCAAGCGTCGGAGACAAGATTGAGGTCAACCTCATCAAGTCAAATCTCACAGCAACTCTCGTCTAACGGAGGACATAAATGGCTAAGAAATTCGCATCACAGCGTCAGGTTCTCGCAAAGATTACATTAAGCGATGGACAAACGACGCTTGGGTTGTCTTCCGATGGGCTTATTGATTCATTCGCACAGGTTTCTGGTGGCGAAATCACTGCAGCGGTGGAAAAAGTTTACCGAGGTGGACAGTTGTTCCCAGAGACGCTTTGTGCACCAGCAGAAATTGGAGACATTACACTTACCGATTTCGTGGACATCGCAAGTACTAACTTCATCTCCGATATTCAAATTCTGCGTCAGCATGTTGGTCGTGTGTATTTTGATATCACTGTGGCTGTTTACAACTGTGACCTTGCTGAACCTGGCTCTGAGCGCTTCTACAGCAAGGCACTCCTTGTCGGTTTGACGGAGGCAGATGGTGACTCTTCTTCAGGTGCTCCAGCAACATATGCGATGACATTCAGCATCTCAACCGTTGCCGTCCCAGCCTAAAAAATAGAAAAAATAATTATTCGGTAGTTACCCGTATAGGGATTTTGTTGTGATAGTTTTCGCAGTATGAGCGATACTTCAAATGAATTCACCGTTGTTGCAAATGTTGACACTCCCCCGATGATGTCTTCATCTTTTGACTCTGAAAATGTTCTTGGCAAACTTAAGAGCGCTATTCAGAAAAAGATTGAACGCCCCATGGTGGAAATCAATATCCCCGAACGACCAGGTGTTTCTCTCCGAATTGCACCAAACATTACGCAAAACCAAATTCGTGCTTGGCGTAAGAATGCTGGTGAAGATACCAAAAATGGCATGGATACAGTCAAGTTTGCATGTGCTGTTGTTGCACACACAACGGTAGCAATCCTGATTGAAGGCGAAGTTGCCCAGAATGACTCTGGATACGACTTAACATTCGCATCGCCAGAAATCTTGAAGATGACCGACACGACGCGCCCATATCCTGACTGTGTCAAGGCTTTCTTTGGTATTGAGCCTCATATTGAGGCTGCTGCAGTGGCCATTATGGAGGCCGCAGGGTACGGTGACACCGTTGATGCCGTGGACCCTACGATGAAGTCTTCTACGAACTAGTAGACGACACAAGAATCATTACTGCGGCTCGCTTGGGCGAGTTGTTCGGCACAGACCCCATTCAAATTTTAAACAGTCCTGAAGATGAGTGGGTCATCAGATTGGCATGTGCTAAAGTTATTGAACAAGACCATGCAGAACAGCAAAAAGCATAAGCAAGAAAAAGGGTCTCATTTTTTGACACCGAGGTAGCAGATGGCTGATGTCAATATTAAAATTGATATTGATGCAGACACATCTGCGATAGACAGGGTACGCCGTAAACTTCGTGACCTATGTCGTGAAGTTGATGACTGCACTGGCACAATGGACAAATATAGTGACAGCCTTCGCGATATGTCTGGCGCTCAAGATGAAGCCGATAGAAGCAACAAGAGAACTGGCAATGGCTTTACCAACACTGGAAAGAAAGCAAAAGGCTTACTTGGTTTTATTAGAAAACTCGCCATGTTTGGGTTTAAGTATCTGGCTATTGAGTCTTTGGCGGCGCTTGCTGTAATCGGCTCTGCAGGAGTTCTTTTCAAAACTGGGCAAGCCCTTGCTAAGGGTTATCAAATGGCTCTTAGTGGAGTTGCCTACGCTATGACGGCAATTGTTGCAGCAGGAGCAGCGGCACTTGCCGCAATGAGACAATTTCAAGCAGTTCAATTTGCACCATCTTTTAGTGCTGGAGCAATCAATACTGATGACCCAATGCGTGCCGCTTCCGCTGGCATGAAAATGTTTATTGATGACCAACAAATGGCTGTTCTTGGAACAAAAGGCTTAACTTCGGCTTTCAAAACACTAAATGACCAGCAACAAATAACAGGAAAAACAACTGCCGTTTTTAGAGAGTTAAGCAACTATACCGCTGGTATGGGTGGGGACATGGAGAAGGGTTCGCAGTCTATGGCTAAGTTCCTTGCTCAGTTCCAAAAAGACAAAAGAATGACCGAGGCGGTCAAAGAGGCTGGAAAAGAATTGGGTCCAGGTTTTGAAAAGATTCTCAAGGAAGCGAACAAACTTGGATTAACAACATACGAAAAATTTACAGAGGCGGCACTGAAAGGCGAATTAGGCGACACTTTTAAAAAGTACGCTGGTCAACTAGACGCCGTAAACAGCACTGTAATTGGCCAATTTAAACAAGGATTCAGTGCTCTTAAGAATATTCTTGTTGAAATTGGTGAACCGCTTCTCGCGCCATTGACTAAAGAGATTCCACGGGTTGTAAACATTCTTAAAGGCTTACTTCTCAGTATTCGCTCAAATGTAGAAGCCATTGGCAAAGGAAGCCTTTTGGAGGGAATGGTAAACGGGTTTGAAAAGATTGCGCTCTGGATTGGTAAAATTGTAAACAGAGACATCGGCAAGGCTGGCGAATCCATCAATAAAATCGTTGATGGTTGGAACACCATGATGAGAGTTTTTGAAAAAATTCAAGACTACTTGCGCCCCCTTATTCCCGCTGCTGAAGCGCTTGGCCGAATCCTTATGGATATTCTCCGTGCTTTTGGTGGTGGATTAGATGCGAGAATACAAAACCTGTCTGACCAGTTAGTAAATAACGAAGAAAAGTTTAAATCATTCACCAATGGACTATCTAGTTTTATGGACGGATTCTCCAAGTTTGGAAGCGCGATATCAAATGTGCTTATTGAGTCACTGCCAGCAATTGGTGTTTTATTGAATATTTTTGGACGGGTGCTTGAGTTGCTCGCCGCTCTAATCAACGGGATTATGAAAATTGGTGAAATCTTGGGTGGAATGCTTGGCGCTATTACGCCAGATTTCCTCAACCTAAATAAAATTGTCAAAGCATTGACCGCATCCGTAATTGCGCTTGGTATCGCAATGATGATGATTGGTAAAAGCAAAAACCCATTCTCCAACTTCTCCACGAATAAAGGAAAAGTTGGTAAATTCTTAAAACCTGGTGGTGGTCTTGATGACCTTCGCCTGCGAGGAATGTACGGCAAAGAAGCACTAAAAAAACTGCCAGGGAAAATTGGTCGTGGGGCTGCAAACCTAGGCAGGGGGGCCATGAATGTTGGTCGTGCTGCATTTAGCGGTGGAAGTTCAAGCCTTGCTGCTGGTGGTGCTGCTGTAGCAGGTTCTGCTGTTGGCGGTTACTACGGGGGTGGGTTTGTTGCCGACAAGTTGTTTAATGCTAATACAAAGATGAGTCGCGCTGGTGGTGCACTTGCTGGTGCTGGCACTGGTGCAGCAATTGGTGCTGGAATTGGTTCAGTTGTTCCTATTGTTGGTACAGCCGCTGGCGCGATTATTGGTGGTATTGCTGGCGCTATCGGCGGTTTTTTAAGCGCTGGTAAAGAACGACGCAAGTTTGACAACATTGCAAAAGACATTTTGAAAAATTTTTCTGGCAGTATTGATGATGCTGTAAAAAAGGGCGATACTCAAGCACTTAAGGAAGCAGCAGAAAAAGCAAACATGGAATACCTAGAACTCCTTGAAGGAGGAAAGTACGGTGTTCAGGCATACAACGCCAAAGCAAAAGAACTAGCGGATTTAAACAAGCAAGCAAAAAACGCTTACGATAACTTTTCAGCATTTGAAGCAATCTTTGGCGACCCAGACAAGTTGAACACAGAACTTGAAAAACAGGGCAAAAGCACTGACATGGTAAAAAATGGAATTATTGACATTTTTAAAGTTATGCGCGATGGCGGCCATGATGTAGCAGCGACATGGCGTGGCGTTATGAGCGAGTTCAATCAAAAACTTGTTGCTGCCCGTCTTGCAATGTTTCAACTTCCTCTTCAGACTATTGAAATGCAGGAAAAAGTTAACGCTGCCCAGCAAAGAGTTCTTGATGGTGATACATCTGAAAAATCAATAATCTCTTTTCTTCAGGATGCTTTTGAATACTCAATGAATCTTGCTCAGGGAGATGTAACAAAAGCAACTATCCATTTCCAGAAAACCATTGAAAAAGTTAGTGGCCCTGGTGGTTCAATGAACACTGTTGCTGACAAACTTATGGAACAGGCTAACAAGTTAAACTTGTTTGACCCTCAAGTTTTTGCGGACCAGTTAATTGCTACTGGACAGACGGAAATTCAAGGGCGCGCGCTTGCGGCTCTTACTGGCGGAGACGCAGGTCTTGCAACGCTGGAAATTAATCGTCGTTTGCAATCAGGAGGAGCAGAAGAAGGCGACAGAATTAACCGACTTCTCCAGTTGGGAACTGCTGGTCATTTAAATGATGACCAAATCATGATGGCCATGAGTGGAGATTCTGCGATGATGGAGTCGGTACTTGCGACTGGAAGAATGCGCGAAGCATATGCTGCTCCCCGCTCAGGTAATATGCACCAAACAGGCGTCGCTGCACCAAACAGCAATCCAGTTAATGTTGGTGGAGTTACTGTTAATGTTGCTGGTTTTATTACCGACGATAAAACTGCTAAAAGAATTGCCCAAATGGTGCAGACAGAAATTGCTAGACAAAGAATCAGGGCGGGTCAATAAAAGTGTATACAGTACTTAAAGACAACAAAGACATTCTTCGCTATAGAGGATTACTTTCTCCTGGTTCCTCCCTGCTTGAGGCGCAGCAAGCGGCTGCCAATATTGCCCTTCTACAGTTGAGTAGGTTAAACACCAATGCTTTGGGAAGATTTTCTACTGGCAGAACAGAAGACCCTAATAAAATTATTTCAAGTAATCCATACATGAGGCTGCTGCCTGCACCTGGAGGGCAATCAGACAATACTGTTTACGATTTTTATTTTCCTTATGTTCCTCAGGGTATTGATTACAGCGACCTTTCTGATGAGGTGGCAGAGATTTCAAGAGCGGGGACTACGCCATTGATTACTTTCCGCGCTCATAGGTTGATGAAAGTTTCTATGGAGTTCCTTGTCGCCGTCCCTTATGATGGGATAGTCCTTGATATTGAACAAAGTCTTGAGATTTTAAGAGTTTTTTCAACATACTCAAACAGAAGTGTTGTTTTTTATCATCTTGATAAAATGCTAACAAGTGGATACAACTACCGACTTGGACCCTACAACAGGCCAGTTGCTTTCAATATTACAGAAATGAGCATTAACGCTCGCCAACGAAACGCTGATGGAAAAATAACTCAAGCAATTGTTCGTCTGAGTCTTGTTGAAAACAGAAACCCCGACATCGTGGTAACAAAAGTCCCCCCTTTTAGGAAAAAGCCGCCAAGAAGACCTCCTCCACCCCCTCCTCCAACTATCACTAAGCCGCAGAGGGTTGAGCCTTATACAGCCACGGCTGCAACCATCCCAGTGTAATGTCTGCATCTCAACCAAACCAGAGAACTCAATTTCTTCTTTATGCGAGCGATGGAACATTTCGTGATGCGACTGAAGCGATTATTGATATCCGTAGAAACTACACGATGGACGCTGGTGCTCAAATTTCTGTCAATGTGTACGACGAAGAATGCAAAATGCTTAAGGCTGGGTATTTCAGAAATGGCACATCATATGTTTGGGGTGGCGAAAACTGGGTTGTTAATGCTATAAATGTGCAACAAGGCGAAGGAAATGGCGCTTCAGTTAGCATGGAACTTCTAGAAAGAAAGTTTCATCTTCTTAAAAATGATTTTCAGCCTCAAAACTTTCGTGCTGCCAACGGTTTTTCTTTTGCTCAGAAAGTTGCGAAAAAATATAAACTGAAATTTGTTGGGGAAAAAGTAAAAGGCAAGCAACAAACAATCAAGGTTAAAGCCAAAAATAATAGGGAATCTGTTTGGTCGGTTTTGCAAAGGTCGGCATCAGATAATCAATACTTATGTTTTATCGCTGACAATACTTTGTTTTTTGCTTCCCCAAAGTTTTTGATAGGCAGATGGGGAACTAAACAGATTTCTTATAGACCTGCTGGGAAGGTCAAAGAAGAGCCTTTTTTGTTTGTTCCTCTTGTTTATCCAACGCCAGATGAAACTAAAGATTTTTTTCTTATTGGTTTACCGAGTATGCGAAGGGCGCTTGACTCCAAGAAAGAGGCTGAAGGTTCTGCGTCTTTGTTTGGTCCATCGGCTCGCAATCTTAGAGCGGGAATGACCGTAATGGTTTATGGTCTTGGCGCTGCTTTTGATTTGGCGTACCTAATAACATCTGTTGACTTTGATGAATATTCAACCGAACCAACAGAGATAAACTTCGCCAATGTTGCCAGTCTTTCACCAGAAGACAAGGCTAAGGTTGACAAGAAAATATCGGAAGTAACCGTCATTTCTGGTTCAGGTTCATAAGGTTGGTTTTTTATGCTTAATGGAGTTTTTGACCCATTTTCCAGTATCACTGGAGAAAAACAGGAAGATACTAGTTTCCCAGCCATTCATGTTGGGAGGGTTAGAAGTTATATTGCCTCAACCAACTCTGTCATGGTTCTAGTCCCTACGGTCAACTCTGGAAGCGCAATTGGTCCTTGTAAAGTCATGAAAAATTACGGGGTGAGGACTGGGGGAACACAGAAGTTGCCAGCAAAAGGTGACAATGTGGTTGTTGCTTTTCTTGACGGGTCAATCAATAGCGCAATCGTGTTGGGGTTCCTGTAACCGTGTGGGAGAATATTTAACATGGATACATTCTCGGTACCGTTTAGGTTTGCTGGCGGTCTAGCGGCCAAGCATGCTGAAGGCTCGGACGAGTATTATCTGCACATCTTGTCAATGGTTCTACAGACACAGCCAGGGGAAATGCCTTTGGATGGAAACTTCGGTACTAATGACCCCGTATTTGAAAGAATCAACCGTGGAACCGTTATGGAACTCGCGGCTAAATATGTGCCAGAATTGGTAATACAGCAAATATCAACAGTTTTGGACGACGACGGAATTGAGCGCGTCGTTCTGCAATACAGCATTGAGACGCAGGCATGACATCACCAAATTTTAGCCAATATATTGACCTGACTATTTATGATGTTGACGCATTTCAGGTATATAACGATGCAATAGTTTATGCTCGTGATGCTGTTCCAGAGTTTCAACCAAGAACTGGAACCCTGGAAGAAGCAATCATGCAGGCAATCTCTTTCAATACTGCCTTGCTTTCTTCACAGATAAACAGACTTCCTGACGGACTCATGGAAGGGATGGCTCGCCTATCTGGTTTGGAGAGACTTGAAGCAACATTTGCAACAGGCGAAGCAGTGTTTGAAGTTTTTGACGACAATGGCGTAACCATTCCTGCAGGAACAGTTATTGCTTATGAAGAAATTAATGACGATATTGTCACTTCTTACGCTTTTGAAACAGTTGGAGACTTGGTTATCCCTGTTGGTTCCACGACTGGTACTGCGAATATTCAGGCCACCGATGCTGGCGTTTATCCTGCTTTGCTGGCGACACAGGAACTTGAACTCGTATCTCCAGCGCCTGGAGTTATCGGGATTGAACTTGCTTCTGCTATTTCTGTTGGTACAAATGCAGAAACGGATACCGATTTCTTTAATCGTGCCACAAGACATTTCTCATCGCTTTCATCTGCGCTTGCGACAAAAAATCATTTGATAAATTACATCAGAGCAAACTATCCTTCCATTGGAGCAGTTGCTGTTTTTGACCTAACTAACCCATCTGGCAGTTTGGAGTGGGGCGAGGTTCCAGAACCAGGGTATGTAACTATTGTTGTTAGCGATGTTTTGGGTGGAGAATTTTTGACCAGCCAAACGACGCAGTTGATTGAGGACATTTCTTCAAAAACAGTTGCTGGCCTTGTTGTTGATGCAACTAACCCAGTCCCAGTAAATGTGGAAGTTGATGTTGATATTGTTGTTGCTGACGGTTACGACGCAACAGAGACGAGAAACGCAGTATCTGCTTATCTTGAAAATCGTCTATCAACTCTAGGTTATGATTTTTCTGGAACAATCATCAAAAACGAGTTGATTTCTGCGGTAGCAAACATTACTGGCGTCAGGTATGTAAGAACGCTCACCATGGTTTCTGGAAGCCCCAGTGCACTAACCGAAGATGGTGATGGAAACCTGGACTTCTTTTACAAGAACGGTGTTCCTAACGGGATTATTGAAGTAACGAGTTCTTAATCATGGCTGGATATTCAATTAACCGAATTCCTGCTGAGCAGAGAGTTTTTATACCTAGCATCCCAAGTCTTTGGGGCTTTAGCGGAGATTCTTTCAATTTAACTTCTTCTACTATTGAAAAATATGAAAAAGAAGGCTCTCTTAGTGTTCTCATGCAAGAAGGGCAAAGCGTTTTTTATAACACTAATAAATTTGCAATCAACGGTATAAGCAACATTACATCTGCGTCGTTGGCGGATGTTGACGACACCATAACCGCTTTTGTTTGGATTAAGTCAAATGTACCCATAGTTGTTGATTTCTCAGTACATGTTCTTTACCCTGCGGGGGTGCCAGCACCTTCTTCGGCTGCGTCAGCGAGTAAGTCTATTTCTGTTACATCTGGAGAGTGGACGCTTCTTCGTCTTTACGATTTACCTACCGTTCCAGACGATAACTACAATTACCCACTTGGTTTAAAAATAGAACTAGAGGACTGTGGGGAAAGTCCATCCGCTCAAGTAAACATTTCTCATCCCGTAGTTTATGGCAGTCTTGACTTTATTAATAATCCAGCAATTATTGACATAATGTCGCGCTTTCCAGAATTTATTAGAGACCAAGATGCGAATGCAGAACCGCTCCCTTATCAATTTATTCGCTTTATGGAAATGGCCACGATTCATTCTGGCGAAATACAGAGTCTTCTAAATAACTTTATTTATCAAGATATCTCTGAAGGCAAAAACCTAGGAGACCCTACTACTCTTAGCACCCTTGTTGAGCCGACTGTCGCTCCAAAAGATTATTTGTTTTGGTTGTCGCAGTTTTCTGGAACGCAAATTATCAACCCCAAAACTGGTTTTACGCCTTGGGCCAACCTTCCCGAAACATGGCAGGGCATAGACGACATTGATGGTGATGACGACCCAGAAGACGCCGCACCATGGAGAGCAATTCAGGAGTACAACACTGAGCCAGCGGGATTAGAAGAGTTTTTAAGATGGCAAGTTTCTACCGCTTACTACGGTATGAAGGCTGGTACAAAAGAAGCGATTATCTCTTCGGTTAAAAGAGTTTTGTTGGGAACAAAAACAGTGACCTATGAGGTCATTGAGCCGTTTAACTGGACTATCAAAATAACAACACTGAAGGACGAAACACCAGACGCCGCCCTCCTGGATGTTGGAGATAGTGTCTTGAAAATATTGGAACTCATTGAACCCGCGCGTCCTCTCGGTCTCCGCGTGCTCCATGAACTCGCTTAAAAGTTTATTGTTATAATTTAATCAAAGAGGTTAACATGGCTACCACAAATACAACAAGATTTGGTCTAACTCAGTGGCCGTCAAGTGACGACGACTTTACTCGTGAGCAGTTAAACGCAGACCACGAAAACATTGCTGATGATGCGGCGCTTTTTCTGTCGGGGACATCCGCTTCACCGCCAGTAATCGCTTTAGGCAATACAAAGGCTTTTTACTGGGACAAGACAAATGGTGTGCTTCATTTTAGAGGTGACGATGTTCTTGGTGCTCCAGCCACATGGACACAAGTTCATCCAGTCATCGCCTCGGCTCATACTCACACAGACTTGCAACCTCTAAATAGTGACCTAACCGCTATTTCAGCATTTACGACTAGTGTTGGTTTTCCAGTACGAACAGCATCGGGAACATACGCAATACGACACATCGTCGTGAGCGGTTCAGGTATTGCAATAACTAACGAATATGGAACTGCTGGGAATCCAACAATCTCTATTAATTCATCTTCCAATGATTCGCCAAATACTTTGGTGTACAGAGACTCTAGTGGTCAGTTCAAGATTCAGCCACCAACAGACAATGCTCACCCTGCAACAAAGTCATATGTTGATACTGCTGTATCTGGATTTACGGCTTTAACGGTTAATGGATTTGTTTCCAGAACTGGTTCTTCAACTTATCAAGCAAGAACAATTGCTGTAAGTGGTAGCGGAATATCTATTACAAACGCAGATGGCGTTTCTGGAAACCCAACAATCACTGTTAACTCAACGAGCGCATCAACTGCAAACACCATTGTTTTGAGAGATAGCAATAGTCAGTTTAATGTTGGTTCTCCCAGTGACCCCACACATGTGACAACAAAATCCTATGTTGACACCGCCGATGCGCTAAAGGCAAACGCAGCAGATGTCTATACGAAGACCAACATCCACGACGCAAAACTGTATCAATATGCCAATGAGGCTGGTGGAACTGGAGCGGCATTGCCTTCCTCTGGAACACGAACGACTCCTCGTATTTATGTTCAATCAACGGAACCTTCTTCTGTTGGTGCCATTACTGGTGATATTTGGTTCCAGATATGAGTATTCGCGTGTTTGATGATGGTGGGTGGAAAGTCGTTAAATCGGCATACATCTACCACGAAGGCATAGGATTTGTTACAATGTCTAGTATCCGTTGTTTCGCTCATGGCGAATGGCGGGTTGTCTCTGTTGGCGACAAGGAACTAATTGGGGTCTAGCGATGAACAATCCGTCAATGTATGTCGCTGTATCTTCCGTACTTGTGGCAATTATTTCTGCGGCGGTTATGGTTCGTGGACAGCGTCAACAGTCAAAAAGTGATTCAACAATTCACACCAACGCACAAGTGCAAACAATTTTTGACGGATACGGACAGATAGTTGAGGAACTTCGGATAGAAGTTGAGAGACTCATGACAACTATTGCCATTCTCCAAGAGGAACAGGTCGCCTGCGACGAGCGGAACAATGCTTTAATCCAAGAAGTTGAGGAATTAAAGCATCGCCTAGTTCAGTTGGAGTCTAGGAAAGATGGATAACGACGACTCATTTCTTTCAACATTTCTTGACATGATGAAAGACGCAATGCCTGACAGGGTCATTGCAAACTTTGTTTTCGTAGCCGAAGTGGTCTCAGGGCAAAACAATGAGTTGAGCGTTATCACTAGTAATGGCATGACTCCGTGGCTTGCAGACGGAATGTTGTCAGCAGCAAAAGACATGATTTCTGACGGTATTGATTCAACAATTACCGACGACGAGGATGACCAGTAGTACCGCAAGGACGCTTCCGTAGTCTAAAATCTAAGTAATACGAGGAGTGGCAATGATTGCTGGCATTTACAACATTACATGCGAACAAGGCGCTACCTTTAACCGTCGTTTCACCATCACGCAACCAGACGGGTCACCTTTTACATTAAGTGGATATTCCGCTCGCATGCAGGTTAGAAGAGACATTGACTCGTCAACAATTCTTTTATCTATTACGAGCGCAACCAACAACATCGTCTTATCGCCTTCTCTTGGGATAATTGATGTTTACCTAACCCCAACACAAACAGCATCACTGACCCGTAGTGGGGTTTATGACCTAGAACTTGTCCATACCTCAACTGGGAATGTTTACCGTGTTGTAAAAGGCGCTTTTAAACTTGACAAAGAGGTGACAAAATGAGCAATCCTCGTGAAGAGTTTAATGGTTTTTACCCGAAGGTCACCGTAGAAGAACTAAGAAATGTTGTATATGTTGACGAAGAAGCACCAAACAATGTCACCGTATCCATAGGTGGCGGTGCTGGAACTGGCGCTGGGTGGTCATATGGCAGTGGTGCTCCATGGACAATTGAAATAATCGTGGGGGAATAGAGTGCCTACTTTTATCCCAAGTGATTACGGAAATATTGGCGACTTTTACATTGATGTTGCAACTGGCGACTTTTATGGTCCGAAGACAGCAGAAGGATGGCCAGACGAACCTTTCTTTACCGCTCTTACACAATCAAATGTAAACATACTCACCGACAATGAAAGATATGTGCATAATCAGTCCGTGGCTTCCACTACTTGGGTGATTACTCACCCTCTCGGAGGTCATCCTTCCATAACTGTCGTTGATTCTGCAGGTACCGCAGTGTTTGGTGAGGTAAAATATGACAGTACCACTCAGGTCACAGTTTCGTTCACTGCTCCATTTTCGGGTCTAGCGTATCTCACTTAGGAGAGAATTAAATGGCTTCAAAGTTTCTCACAAATATTGACCTTAATCAGAACGAACTGATTAACGCCACTTTCCAAGTTGTTCCCACTAATCCTACCGAAGGCAACTTTGAAGGTCGGATGATTTATAACAGCACCACGGATTCAATCCTGGTGTATGGAAATGGCGCATGGCGCAAGTTTGTAAACAGCATCACAAAAGGTGGCTCATACACCGATGCTATTACCATTTCTGAATCAAACGGCGAAGTAACTCTCACTCTTAATCTTGCAAACACCGACGATGCTGGTCTTTTGTCCGCAGAATTTTGGAATGCCCTCAATGATGCAACATCTGATGCAACTGCTTCCAAATTAGTCAAGCGTGACGCAAACGGCAACATTAAGGTTGCCACCCCAACCGATGCTGCACACGCTGCAACCAAGGGGTATGTTGATGCAGCCCGTCAAGGTCTTGATGTAAAGCAGTCTGTTCGCGCAGCCACTACTGGTCCAGTTAACCTTTCAACTGAACTTGAGGCTGGTGACACGATTGACACTTCAGTAACCCTTGTTGCTGGAGACCGCGTTCTTGTTAAGAACCAAGGAACGGCGTCCGAGAATGGCATTTATGTTGTTCAGTCTTCTGGTGCACCAGTTCGTGCAACCGATGCAAACGGCACTGCCGATACTGGAACAGTATCTGGTGGAACATTTACATTCGTTGAAGAGGGTACCGTAAACGCAGACTCTGGCTGGGTTGTCTCAACAAATGGACCAATCACGGTTGGTTCTGACCCAATGAACTGGGTTCAGTTTTCTGGTGCAGGTTCAATCATTGCTGGTGCTGGTCTTTCTAAAGATGGAAACACAATCAATGTAGGTGGTACATCTGACCGTATTACCGTCAATTCCGACACTGTAGATATCGCTTCCACCTATGTTGGTCAAACTTCAATTACAACGCTTGGCACGATTACCACAGGCACTTGGAATGGTACAGATATTGCCGTTGCTGACGGTGGTACTGGTTCTTCAACTGCTTCTGGTGCTCGCACAAATCTTGCCGATACCTCAACTTCTGGTCAAACAACAAGCACACCTGTTCTTGCAAGAATTGCAAAGCAAGGCTGTGCCGCCTCTTCGGGCATCACTTCAACAACCACAGTTACACACAACTTTGGAACAACAGATGTGATTGTCCAGGTTTATGAAGTCGGTGCCAATAATGCAACTGTTTTTGGTGATGTGACTCGCGTAAACGGAAATACAGTTTCCGTCGTTCTTAACGGTTCAACAATTGCTGCCAACGATTACACAATCGTTGTCACTGGATAAACAGGGGATACCATGAAAATTACAGCAGAACACAAAGCAATTTTGGCTTCATACGGACGCAGCGTTCTTGGTGCTGGTGTTTCAACATATGTTGCAACGCAGGACTGGAAGTTGTCGCTCAACGCTCTTTGGGCAGCAGCGCTTCCAGTAATCATGCGTTATCTGAACCCGAACGACACCGCTTTCGGCAAGAAGGCTTAACTTCTCGCCCTGAGGGGCTTTATCAAGAGAAACGACCGAGGTCATGGCTCAAAAATTTGTAACTCCAATCACGATTAAGCAGTTGTCTTCTGCTGGCTCTGATGGTTTGACGATTTTTGTAGACGGTGAAACCTACGCAAGACTTCAGGTTCAGGCTGGGGGTCGCCTTGTTTGGGGCGATGGTACAGCAGTTGGCGATGTAAATCTCTATCGCGATGAAGCCAATGTTCTAAGAACGGACGACACGCTAAAAGTTCCGACTCTTTATATTGACGGAATTGAAATAGACACCACTGGTGCTTCTTCTGGACAAATTCTCAGATTTGACGGTGCTAAGTTTGTTCCATACACGGGCGATGCTGGTCCGACAGGTGCTACTGGTGCTACTGGTCCTGCAGGAGCAACTGGTGCCACTGGATTGACAGGCGCTACTGGGGCGACTGGTCCAGAGGGAGTTAATGGTCCTCCAGGGTACGACGGTCCAACTGGTCCAACTGGACCAACGGGCGCAACTGGTCCACAAGGGGCAACAGGTGCAACAGGACCCATTGGTGCTACTGGTGAAACGGGAGCAACAGGCGCAAGTGGCCTTCAGGGAGAGACTGGACCCACAGGGCCAACAGGAGAAACTGGACCCACAGGTGCAACAGGCGCAACAGGTGTTGCTGGCGAAACAGGCGCAACTGGATTAACGGGCGCAACGGGTCCAATAGGCGCAACAGGTCCAATGGGCGCAACTGGCCCTGTTGGTCCAGAAGGCGCAACTGGTCCGAGCGGAGCAAATGGAGCAAATGGTCTAGATGGCGCTGTCGGCGCTACAGGACCGACGGGATTGACTGGTGCTACTGGCGCAACGGGAGACACTGGCCCAACAGGACCACAAGGACCGCAGGGTACCCAAGGCGAAACTGGTGCGACTGGACCAACTGGTGCAACTGGTGCAACTGGCTTGATGGGTGCTACAGGAACCCAAGGCGAAACAGGCCCTGCTGGTGCAACTGGACCAGAAGGCCCAACTGGTGCTACTGGACCAGAAGGGGCAGTCGGAGGAACAGGCCCTGCTGGTGCGACTGGTGCAACAGGGGCGACTGGACCAACAGGTGCCACTGGAATAACTGGCCCAGTAGGTGTTCGTCCTGGATTTGGCTGGTACTTTGACACGGACACAGCAGACAG